CTGGTTTACAGGGATGTAGTCATTACGGAAGATTGGAATACCACGGTAAGTAGGTACTTGAACGCCTGAAGGTAAAGTCATAACTTCACCGATGCCTGCGCCACCCAATGCTCTAAGCAATGCGTAGTAAGAACGAATCGTACGAGCGTTCATCATCATGTAGTCAACAGTACCGTCTTTATCAGTTACTTTGTCTAAAGTCTCATCTAACAAGTCATAAGATAAAGCAGAACCGTTAGTTGCGCCTGTCTTAGTTTGTGCTGCTGTAGCTAAAGACAATAAACCTGTGATTTGGTTACTTGAACCAGCACCATTGATTAGTTTATCTTGATAAGCACGACCAATTGACTTAGCCTTAGAAGCAACTTGTGCTGCTTTCTGGTCAGTAATGTTTGAACGTGTGGCTTGGATTAAACCGTTTACTTCAGCGTCACCAACTAATGTTGTCAACGTAGATGTTACAGTGTTAAAAGTCCATTCCGCTGCGCCTAATGCGTTCTCACGGTTGTAAGATAATGCGTTACCGTCAATTGATTGAAACGGTAAGATGTCATAAAAAGGATTTACTGTAATGACGTTTTCAATAACGCCAGCTACAAGCATGTCCTGTGATAGTTTTGCTGATTCAGCAAGAGTTACAGATGCCATAATGGAATCTCCTATATATTGCCCGTTAATAAGTTTTATAGGGCAGGAAAAAAAATATTCTGCTACTATATCACCACGGGTTCTATGTAGGGTTTGTCGCCATTCTATGACGGTTAGCGCTAATATAACATATCTTGAAACAATATGTCAAATTTTGAACAAAAAAAACCCTCTAGCTAAAGAGGGCAAAAACATGGAGGTTTTTATCTAGAGGGTTTATTTAGCAAATCCCACTTGCAATTTTTCTAAGGCTGTTAAGTTTTCACTCTTCACACCGTTAAATCCTTTTCCATGTTCTGAGCCACCACCTTGTGAAGACTTGAACAAATGTGGCGCTAAGTCTTGCTGACCTTTAACCCACTCTTCTACTGTCATAGGTTCTGCTGAAGAACTGCCGTAAATAACATTTCCGTCATTGTCATGTGGAATAGCTTGACCTTCTGTTAATTTGAATACTGCTTTAGAGCGTAAAAGAATATCATCAATAGCTGTATCTACAACTCCTGATTTAACTGCTGAGTCTCTAACTGCACTATCAATAACTAATCCTGCTAACTGACTGTTCAATACAGTGTTCTCATTAGTTAGTTTGTCCATATCATCGCCATGAGTCTTCACCATAGCTTTAGTACGCTCTTCTAGTAACTCGTCAATCTTACCTGCGTCAATAAGAGTCTTATCTTTCTGCTCTTGTTGTAGTTTAACCATTTCATTGTAATTTTCTAAATCAATGCCATCAAACTTAGCGCTCAATGTCTCCATGTCTTTTAGTAGTTTTACATTGTTTGCACGAAACTCATCTAACTTTGTCTTGGTCTCTTCTGACTTAGTTTGTAGGTCTAGGAATTCTTCTTCTGTGTATGTCTTTGGGTCGCTCATTTTATTCTCCGAATAATTATTAAATTGTCACTGACAATGTGTATTTTATAGAAAACCTCACAAAAATGAAAGTTTATTTGTCAAGCTCTTTTCTAAGTTGTTTTGCTGTGGTTATATCCCTTCCAATCCTCAAGCGTAACTTTGTTTGGCTTTCCATGGACATGGCAAGAAACACAGGATTAGAATTTGTAACCATTGCCATTTTCCTACTTTCGTCTACTTTAATCATTTTAACACCACCAATTTAGACCTATTTAGAACAATTATCTCGCCCACAGTATCAACGTATATAGCATCATAGCCTAACATTGTTGCAATTCTTCCTGGGTCTTGCATTGAATGCAAGTGTTTAAGAATATTCTCGGACTCCTTTACTGTCATCTTTCCTGCGGCTATTAATCCCTCGTTAACAATAGCGGTTTCTTTTTGAAGCTTGTATATCTTTCTCGCTTCTTTAAGGATGTCAAATGTATCTGCAACCTTAGCATCTTTTGCCAACTTCATTGTTATCATGTTTGCTTTTTCAAAATTCGCATAGCCAATCGCATAATCATATTGCGGGTGACCATACGTTCCATTACCAAAGACACCACTACCCGTTCTATACTCGCCTGTTAAAAACTGCTCTTTATGGCTTAGCTTACTTTCTCCCCTATAAAATATATCGGATTTCTTGCCTTTACCTTGGCTTGTATCAACTCCTTCCCATATATAGCCTTGTGTCTTATTAAATTCCTTTTCAGATACAACTTTTGGCAAGCCTGTAAAACCTCTTGACTCTTGCAACTTATTTAGAACTTCATCACCATTACTACCCATGTTCAAGTCAGCAGAACCTTTTTCAATATCCCTCAACTTTTTTGCAGATTTATTCTGAGCTATGAAACCTTCTATTGTTATAGGGCTTCTACCTTTTGCAGTCTTAATTCCAACTTTACTTTGTAACTGTTCAAGTGTCAAAGGTTTTCCACTGCCACTAACTAAATCACTAAAGCCTAGCTTGCCCTCTTTCCATAGTTTACGTTTACCGACTCCCAATACTTCTTCTTGGGTTTTCTTGTCTTTCCCTTTAAGCCAACCTTCGTAATTCTTCTTTCCTGATACTTGACCATCCATAGAAGCTTTGGTACTTTTAGGAATTTCTTGGAACTTTCCTTTAGCACCTAACTCTTTCCAGCTTTTAACAATAGCTACAGTAGTTGAGCGACAATTCCAATGAGCAATAAAGCCAGGAAAGGGTTCGCCACTTCCACCTATAGGATTGTAATCCAAATCCCACTGAGCGCCATCTAGTGATGCGCAAATTTCAGAAGTCCTACTGTCAAATGTTGCTGACCATTCAATACCTTTAATCAAGTCATCATTCTCGCGATATGTTTCTATTCTCGCTTCATTGGCTACTGTTTGAATACTGGTTCTTACTAATGCCTCGGCGCTTCTATAGTTGCCGTTAAGTACACCGTCTTTATATCTTAAAGCTCTTGTGCCTCGTAGTGACCTAACCACACTATCAGTTGTATCACCTGCCAACATTCCTTTTCTCACTGTATCTGAGAACTTATCTTTAAATGCTGTGCCTCGTCTTGACCACCACTCCTTAGATGGAGCGCCTTCAATTAGAGATTGAGATGCTATCGCCTTTAGAGCTTGCTTACTTAAACCTGTAGAGAGCAATTCTGCATTTATTGACGTATTAAGAGCGCTTATTGTCTGCGCTTCAGATATGCCTGCTACTTTAATTAAGTCATCGGTAAGAGAGTCTTTAGCTTTCTTATAGACTGTTTGAATTGTTTCTTTGGTTTGTTTAAGTAGAACTTGCAAACGCTTCTGTTTAAACCTTGTCATGGGCTTACCATTCAAGATATTAGACTTTTGTAACTGCTCAATCAAGTCTGCCTCAAGGCTTTTCAATTCCTTGATAACATCACGCTTCATTTGAGTTTCAAGACGATTCAGGTCAATCGAATGACCTATTATTTCATCTTTGACTTTCTCATTTACGGTTTTAGACATTTAACATAGGGTCAACATCAATTAGACTTTTCTCATCTTCAATAGAAGTATCAGGTGGAAGTATCTCGCCTCTCTTCATATTCCATAAGAATGTTTCATGACTAATACCACCCGACTGCCAAGCACCCATAAGTGAAGTCATGTCTGTTGAATCAATCTTGGTATCAACGAAGTCAGTATTAAGTGTTACTTTAATCTCGCCTTGAATACCATCCCATTCAGCCATAACCTCTAGGGCATGGGTAATCGCTCTCTCTACAGCTTTAACTGTAGTAACCAATGTAGATGCTTCAGCATTCTGTCTTAGTCTAACTGAGTCTGCAGCTTCAACACCTGCCTTCTGAGATTGTAATAACTGCGCGCCTAGACTTGCCATCATAGAGCGCTTCTCTTCCATAGCCTTTTCTAAAGCCTGAAGACCTTGACCACTAAATTCTAGGTAGCCTGCGCTACTTCCAGTATCAGGTAGAATCCATGCTTCACCCGAACCGATTCTTAATTCGCTATCGGCATCAATACCTGTAACGTACGGCGTAGGTAATGCTGTGAAATGACGACCATGCTCTAAGTCTGCTGAAGTTCTATATAGAGATAAACCTGTATCTGCTAAAGCTAACATAGGTGGAATACTAGGCTCAAGATTGAAGCCCTCTCCA